GAGGTGACGATCAAAAACGATGGCAATGTGAATATATTGTCTATCCTCGCTCCCACCAGGGAAAAAGCTCGCATCATTGCAGAAGAGCTTTACCCTCATAGTCACTACGACATCCAGCTTCAGCCCGACTGGGACGACGCATCGTGATCACTGGCTCCTTCGGGAGCCTTTTTCTTTGCCCATGAATGATCACCAGGGATGGGCTCTGTGGCATAGGTCCAGTCGTCATATTCTGGATCATTTCTCAGCCATCGTGCCAAACGCTCACGCTCGCGTTCTTGTTCAGTCATTAGAAACTGGACAGCTTTCTATTGCGAGTCTAGCTGGCTTCCTATAGGCAAAAAAGAAGGGCCTTGCGGCCCTTCTTCCTTTGCTTGAGCTTCCGATGCCACAGCCTCCCTCCCAAAGGGGAGCACTCCTCTCACTAGCCCATGCAATGCTAGGGACAGTCCTCGCGGAAAGTCCAGAGTGCTCAGCGGCGTCCACCCTTGCGGCGTCAGCGACGGGCCTTTCGGCCAGGACCAACTCAAGCTTGCAAATCATAGCACCACGACCAGCCACGGCAGCAAGCCTCACAATTGTGATACGGTAAACCTTGGCAGGGGCGACCCTCCGTAGTCTCACTTCTTCTTTTTCTTTCCTGATGCTTTTTCGTTTTCTTCTTTCAGCTTCCGTTGTTTTGGGCGCTCTGGTGCCTGCTGCTGCGGAGGCTAAGTCTCGCTGCGGCGAAGCCAGCTTCTATGGTCACGGCGATGGCTTTGCAGGCCAGACAATGGCCAATGGTCAACCAATGAACCCGCGAGCCATGATCACCGCCCATCCATCGCTTCCGCTTGGCACCCGCTTGAGAGTGGTGCGCAATGGTCGGAGCGTAATCGTCAAGGTGACTGATAGAGGCCCTTGGTACGGTGGTAGGATTCTCGACCTGAGCTATGGCGCTTTTGCTCGCATCGCTCACCCTGGTAGCGGCCTGGCAACGGTCTGTTATCAGGTGGTGTAGGCACCAAGGTGGCCTAAGGGACAATGGAGGAAACCAAGGGCGCTTCGCATGGAGCGCCTTTTTCTTTGGGCCTGGCCAGCTTCGTAACGAAAAGCAACTGGGCTCTTGCGAGATCCGGCTCGCTCGTTATCGTGCGCAGGCATCGCCTCTTAACCATGCAAAGCATCATGCTGCCGCTGCTCACGCTCGCAAGCCTGATGGCCTTGGCCACGCTACCCGTACAGCAGCAAGACGACCCTATCGCCCTTCGTAAATGCATGGCACTCCACCCCGAACGCTACTGCAGGCTCACGCATGCCCCTAGTACAGTTGCACCATAAGCAACGCTAATAGGCAGAGGGCTTCCCAAAAGGCTCTCGATGGGCAATCATAGTTTCAACGGGGCGCGAGCCTCACCATTCATCTTCCCTCCCATGGACAAAACCGCTTCCGTTAAAGCTTTCATCCGCGACGCAGGCGCAGCAATCGTCTCCGTACAGTTCGTCAAGGCTGATGGCACCCTGCGCAAACTGCAGTTCAATCCTCTCGACTCCTGCGAGATCAAGGGCACTGGCTATGCTCTCAAGAAGCCCGGCATTGTTCGCTGCCGCGACTTCACCATTGCCCGCAACAAAGGCCAAGGCGCCTGGCGCTCGTTTGATTGCGAGCGTGTGGTGAGCATCAAGAGCAATGGCAAAGAGCTGGTGTTCTGATCGTGGCAGTTCTTGATCGCGACAACGTTTGGAGCCTTTGGGCGCTGTCGGGCACGGCATGGGCCATGCTCGATTCCAACCCTGACAGGCAAGCCCTAGAACGACAAGCCAGAAGCCTCAAGGCCGTGTTTATCACCAAAACGTTCATGGTGGTGCAGGGCACGCAGAGCCCAAACCGTTTGTAAACAATTGTTACGGAGGGGCTGACCAGGCCCCTCTTGCCTGTACATTACTTGCAACGGGCCGCGAGGTCCACCATTCCTCAGAACCATGAAGCATTATCCCTCTTACGAGGCTCGCCTAGAAGCCGACCGGCAAGCCCAGCACTCTGGCTATGGCGTCAGAAGCATCATGCTCGCCAATGGCTGCTGCAAATGGGAAGCTTATGGATGGGAGCGCATTACTGACCTTCAGCTCCACTACACCAGCTACGCCATTTTCAACAACAAGTGGGAAGCTGAACAGTATTTCAACAACATCATCAACGGTTGATCACCATGGACGCTCTATTCATTGTTTCTGACGCCACTGTTTTCACTGGCAAGCTTTATGATCAGGCATTTTCTCAAAGCTGCCGCAATGGAAGCGGCGCCGGAGGCTTTGCTTCTGGAGAGTTCAATGGGAAGGAAATAAGCTGCTGGATTGTGCCTCGGTGCATGGGCCGTGGTCGCTGGAGCAGCACCACGCTTTGGAAAGTCAATGGCAAGCGAGTGGCGCAGAAGAAGCTGATCGACGCCGTTTGTGAAGCTTTGTGACAAGCAGGGGGCCTCGGCCCCTCTTGCCTGTATTGTTCCTTTGTCCGGCGGCGACGCCCTTTCCTTTCCTCCCATGGCAACCGTTCCTACTGTCCATCTCAACGGCACCGGCTTCACTGACCTGCGCGACGGCTACGCCGCTGCTTACGATGCCATTGACAAGGCCATTGACGCCCTGGCGAAGGCGGAACTGAACGGAAGGGATTTTTATCCGCAAGCCCCTGGCGCTTACTACCAAGCTCGTGCTGAACGCGACGACGCCTTTGATCAGCTTCGCGCTGTTCAGGCTTATGTGGGCGAGATGCTTGCTGGCATTTGTGATCAGCGGCGCTGATTGTGACGATAAGCAACAGTGATCGTTCAGGGGCTGGCAATAGCCCCTTTTTGTCGTATTGTTCTCTCAGTCGGGCAGCGATGCCTCCTCTCATGACCATCACCCTTGATTCCTTCCCATCTGTTGATCGCTACGGCTTTCCCCTGCAAGTGTGCGGACGTTGCGGCGGCTCTGGCGAGCACAGCTACAACCAGCTCCATGGCAGCGTTTGCTACGGCTGTGATGGCCACGGCGTGCGCCACACCAAGAAGGCCCATAAGGAATTTCAAGACTGGGCTCATGCCCTTAAGCGCCAGCGCGAAGCCATTGGTCATTCTTTGCAAGTGGGTGATGAACTGGCCATCCTTGAGGCTACAGGAGTGATGAGTACCAAAGTGGTTGGCTGGCATTCCATTGCTTCCATTGAAATCACCGACCAAGAATGTGGCTGGAGCATCACCTGCGCTCCTGATGGCACCGAACTGCGCACTCCCACCTGTTGGACCATCGTCATCACCTTTGACGACGGTGAGCGGATGGAAACCTCCACTAATAGCGTCTTCCGCAGAAAGGGCTGGGTGGATCCTGCTCCCTATGTCGAGCGCAGCCAAGTGAAGCGTCGCGTCAAGGCCAAAGTGTGAAGCATTGTTACAGGCCCCTTCCCAGGGGCCTCTTCCGTTCTATTGTTCTTTCAACGAGCCGCGAAGCTCACTTCCCCGTTCTCAAGACCATGCAAACCGTCGTTCTCTTCCGTCTCTTCGAGCAAACCCCTGACGGCACCATCCGCCAGTGTGGCTTTACCGGCCCAGAGCACGAAGAAGCCCTGCTCTGGCAAAAAGAAATGCAACAGTGCTTCCCCGCCAATCGCCACTGGATACGACCAGTGTTTAATCATGCAGGTGCCTAATCACCAGCACAACAGCGGCAAGCCTCCCAAGCGGAGGCTTAAGCCGCAAGCCCTCAGGGCCGCTAGAGCCCGCAGACAAGCCCTTCTTAACCAGCTTCACCATGCAAGACGCAATCAACATCCTGGCCATCAGCAACAGAGGCCGTAGCCGCATCGGCACCACCATTACCACTGCCATTGTTGAACAAAATCATCACGACAAGCTTTTCATCGTGCTGCCGCAGTTCAATCAATGTCGATGGATAAAGAAAACAAATGATCCTGATTTTCGCATTATCGGAGAAGACCAATGATTCGTTCAGTGTTTTATTTTGCTTCTGAAGATGGCTACGAAGATTATGCCCTCACCATTGAAGAGCGTGATCAGTTAAAGACCATCTACGAAGCTGCTGGCACCTCGTTCATCATCAAGGAGCTGCCAAGTGACAAAGAAAACGACGAGCCCCTTTACGAACCCTTCTGAACCATGAAAACCACTATGCGCTCCAACGCAAGAGCGACCGTCCGCACCTTTCAAGACAATGGCCCCTACTTCTCTGCAACGAAGGGCTGCTACCAAGCAACGAGTCTTAAAGAGCTTCTGTTCCACACCAGACTGGCCATGGAAGACCGGGAAGATACCATTGCCATCTTTGATGCAGAAGGCTCTTGCAAGGGCCTCTGGAGGCTTTCCATGGAAGGGCATGTGGACAGCGCTGGTGATAGCATTGTCGACCACGAAGGCTACGAGCTGATGCGCCCTGATACTAAGGAGCAATGGATGTGGAACAAGCTTGTGGAGGAAGTGAAATAATGGGCACTAACTATTTCTTGCATGCTCCTGCTTGCGAGCATTGCGGCAAAGAGCCGGAAGAGCCCTTGCACCTTGGCAAAAGCTCGGCAGGATGGTGCTTTGGCTTGCACGTGTACCCCGAAAAAGATTTACACAATTGGGGCGATATATGGAGCCACATTCATTACAGGGTGGAAGAAAAAGATTATGAAATCAGAAACGAGTATGGAGATTCTATTGATCCTGCTCTTTTCTTTTCTATTGTTTGGGATAGAAAAGGACGGTCAGAAAAGCCTTTCGACAAGAAATGGTTAGCAGACAATCACGCTACGATTGGCCCTTGTGGGCTTGCCAGGCATGCCTTGTATCCTGGCCATTGCATTGGTCATGGTGGCGACGGCCCTTTTGATTACATTATTGGAGAATTCTCATGATTGACGATGATTCACTTTCGCATTTCGTTGAGGACTGGTGGAGAGGCATGGTGCTTTACGATCCTGACACCAAAGACTATGCGGACAATATCTTCAAAAACATTCACAAACAGCATTTTGTTGATTTCTTGCGGGATGCCTTAGCTGAATTTGGTGATCATCATGATTCTCATTGATTTCTTCACGGAAGCTTGCTGCAAAGGCACTGAGCTTGTGGAAGGTTGGTACTGGTATGAAGACGATGGAGAAGAGGTGGGAGGACCGTACAGGGACGAAGAAGCCGCCATTGCGGCGGCTCAAGCAGGGCTTAAATGGTGAAAGGGCCGGCAATGACAAAGGTCCGGCTGGCTTCGTATTGGACCCGGCTGGCTTCGTATCTGGGTCCGGCTAGGGTCGTATCTAGGGTCCGGCTAGGGTCGTATCAGGCCCTGCTCGATTTTCCCGCTGTGCCCCTGAGAACGAGAACCATTTTCGCCCGGTAGTACATTTGTACTATAGGCATTTTTCGGGGTAGTACATTTGTACTATTTTGGGCCAATGATAAGCTGAGCTTATCATCCCAGCCCGAACCATCAGCATCCCTCATCATATAAGCGATTTTGATCATTCCAAGCGGAACCATCAGCATTCCTGATCTTATAAGCAATAGTGATCGATCCCGTCTGTTGGATCAGCATTCCTTATCTGATCAGCTATTCTCATCCCTCGCATTGTCGACCGGAGAATGGGAGAATCTATGGGCGGCAAACTGTAACGTTTTGTGACGGAAGCTTGCCCACGGCATCGCATTATCACGATGGCGTTATGGCATGGGTCAGTGTGACGGAACGTTACAGGCCTTGACTTATGGGCGGCGCAAATGATACGGGCGGCAGCCATGGCACGGTTCGATTGGTGCCCATAGCATCGCCTGCCCCATAGCGTCAAGGCAACGGCGCGGCACAGTGGCCACCTTTTTAACCGTCCACACTGACCTAGCGTTGACGGTTTGCCGGTTTTACAGTCCGTTCACGACTGAGCGATCGGTCGCCTCTCTCGCAACTCATCCCGTGATTCACTCTTTCTCTCTCTCCTGCAAACTTGTGGCGCTTTTCGGCGGCGCTTTGCTGGCCATCGTTGCGGCGTCCTTGGCAGTAGAAGATCAGCGCCGCTTTCTCTCCTGCCGTGCTAGTGGCGTCAGCGTTGATGCCTGTCTGCTGCAGATTAACGGCCGCTAATTCTTTCTTTCTCTTTCTCTTTCTCTTTCTCTCTTTCTAATCATGCAAGCTATCAACTCTCGCGCTAAAACCCCCGCTGATCTTAACGCCATTCAGAAACAATATAAAATTAATTTCAAAACTCTACTCTCCACCAATCCTAAAACCGAAAAATCTAAAGTCCAAACATATATTCTACATTTGGCGCCCGCTGATATATCAGGCGTTAACGTTTGCTCCGGCGCTGGTAACTGTAAAAAGATTTGTCTACATTTTGCCGGCAACCCTGTCTACATGACGGCAAAACAAGCCGCACGCATCCGGCGCACCTTAGCCTATTCTGCCAATCCTAGAGAGTTTGCTAAGTTGATTTTACTGGCTATTCTCGACAAAATTAACAAGCACAATGGCGAACCCTTGGCAGTCAGACTAAACGGCACGTCTGACATAGCCTGGGAGAATGTAGACTTTATTATCACGCCTGAATTCGCTACATTTTGCCGGGTTAAGCTTGGCGCAATCCTACCATTAGGACAGCGCAACCTTTTTGAAATTTTCAATTTCATGCGAGACAATACGGGCGAAAACGTTATATTCTATGACTATACTAAAATCAAGCGTAACTGGGCTGAATGCCAGCGCTTAGGCTATCACCTTACTGTTAGCTACGATGGCGCAGATAATATTGCCAATCATAAAATCGTAGCTAGCGCGTTAGCTGCAGGCGTTAACGTTGCGGCCGCCTTTGCAATCAAAAAGGGACGGCCTTTGCCTCCCGTTGCATACATCGCGAACCGTAGTTTCAAAGTGACTGATGGCGATTTGACGGACTACCGGCCCGCCGACCCTAGCGGTTACCATATCGTAGGGTTGCGGTTTAAGCTCCCCCATGGCATCGCATACAGCGCAGCAGAGCGCGATGCATTCTGTCTTGACGGCCATGGGATGACGGCCGCTTTAAAGCCTGTCTGATGGGCTTCCAGGACCCTTAGGTTGACGATCGATCGCAGACCCTGCCAATAGGCGGGGTCTTTTTATTGCTTGGGCAAGGGGGAAATTCTCCAGATTTGCCGGTTGTCCAGCGTTCCTAATCATTACAAACCACAAAATGGTATCAACGGCTACAGAATTGGGGGCGGATTGGTGGTAGATTGGCTGCAGCGCAGTAGCACGGCAAAAAGTTTTACAGGGGTGCGGGGTATCCCAAAATTGATGGTGGGATATTTTCAAACGACTTTTTCCGCCCAATATTTACACCCACTCCAGCAATTTACGCACGTGCTTGTAAAGCTAGTGCGCACTGCGCGAACGATCTAGTCTGCAATGCATTGGAGTGAGCGCATTAAGATTGTTCGCGCCAAGGAAAGGCTTACGAGAAGAAGCCGCCCAAAGCGGCGTAGATTAATGCCTTTCCCATAGATTTTTCTTAGTAATGTCGTTATGGCATAAATTATTGCTTAATTTTCATTTTTCTATTGCTGCTGCGCACACTTTCAGCGGCTCGAGGCTATTTACGAGCATTTAAGCAGAAGAAGAAAGTCGTTTAGGAGATGGTTGTTAGAAGAGGCCCTTGGAACAATCGCCTTGGGGGCTTCTGCGCGTATCGGGCCTCTGCGAAGGGAGCTTATGAAAGCTTTTCGAGAGGGCCAGGAGGAAGGTCGCTTGACAGAGCGCTCTTGGGGAGCTTCTGCGCGAAGCGACCTTCCGCCGGCAAGGTTTACAACCATCGCACGAGCTGGAACCAGCGCGTAACGATTTCAGCCGAGGCTGCGCCATATGCCTATCATATATCGAACTGTGGGTCAGAGTGCGCTATGATTTGAGGAAGTTTGCAGAAAAAGGACCATGGAGAGGGAATGCTTGCTAGTGCTGGCATGGGCCGACAGTCCAAGTAAGGTGAGGCTCGTGCCTTGCCAAGACCAGCAAGAAGCCATGAATCAAGTTAAGACGATGGTGCCGCACAGCCCTGAAGACCTGCGAGTGGTTGCCTTTGGTTTTGTTGATGATGCGCGTCAGTTCAAAAGTCAATGGCCTTCTATTGCCAAAGGAGAATGGTTTGCTTTTTCTGCTGCAATGAAAGTGCTCCTTTTGGAAAGTCTTGACAATCAACGCGAAGCATTCAAAGCTGCTATTCCCTCTTCCATTGCCGATCATTTGCGATGGCCGGAATGGTCCGTTTCTCACGCTGAGCGTCGTCGCCTGAACATTGAAGCCGGGCAGTTGCCAAGCTTCGTTCAAAATGCCACTGACTACGTGCTCTGGGCTATTTCCGCTATTAACGATCAACGAAGCTATTGCTGCTCTCGGGATATTATTCGCCATCCCGCTAATGACGGTCTTTACAATGCAAGCACTATCTACAATGTTCTCGCTGAAGGCAAGAATAAAGGCTTTGTCAAGGAAGACACTATTGCCACTTCTAAAGTGTTTTCGCTCACCAGCGAGGGACAGAGACTTTTGAAGGAAACAGAAGACGTTCCTAAAGAGCCGCGTCCACGCAAAAGCGCTAAAAGCATGTATGGTGGTTTGCTATGAGTTACCACGACCCCTTTGAAACGGTTTCGGAAGTGCGTTCCGTATGGCGCATCCACACGCCCAGTAGGCGCTATAAGAACAAAGTGCTAGCAGTGTTTGAGAAGCTTATGCAACTGCCCAAGGCCAGCTTTTACAAAACCAGCTTTCCAAGATACGATGGCTATCAATTTGACCTCCTTTCCTTTTCCATTGATCATGGGGAAGCAAGCCTGTCTTCTTTTTACCCTGACTGGTGATGACTTACTCTCTTGAGGAGCTGTGTCGCCTCGCCACTAAATACGCCCTGTGTCCTGAAATGTCTGAACCTTCCCTCTCTGAGCTGAAGAAGCGCTTTGCTGGTTTTGAATGGTGTGCCGATAAAGCCACTGCCGCTGCTTTTGGTTATTACGCCGCCATGGAAGAAGCCAATGGCAAGAAAACCATTACAAAAGGCATTCATGAGCAATGTTCATCAGTAGTGGAAGAAGCGATAGAAAGGAAAATTGATTCGCTACAAGCTACAGACAGAATTCTCACTCTTGTACATTGCTGGCTTTGCGAAGAAATGATGGAAGACGAAGAAGATCTAGAGCAGCTTGATCTCCTGTTTGAACCCTTTTTGATCAATAGAAATTTTGTCGAGAAATATCAACAAGATTAGTCTCTATAGAACATTGAAGCGGCATGCAGCACGCTAAAGCCTTCTAAATTCAGTCGCTGAAGACGTTCGGGATAGAAGCAGGCAAGGCGATGATCTTCCATGTCCTTGTTGCGCAATGCCAAGCGCAAATCACGATCATCCACGCTGCAAACACTAAAGGGCTTTTTGAGAATGGTTTTCACAAAATTGAAAGTGCTCTCAAATAATTCTGGCGAATAAAGCTTTGTTGCTCTGCTATACACCGTCATATACCTTTCCATTGTCAAACGATTGCCAATGGCATAAAGGTCGCAAATGTCGTTGCTATGAGCCCCTTCATGCTGCCATAGTTCATCTTCGGGCTCTGGCCCCTCGCTCCTTTTGTCTCGCCAGTTTTGTTCCCACCATTTACGATGCTGCTCGCAGCAAGCCAAGCAACCTCCTCCGCCTCCCGGATGCTTATGCACTGCTTCGTTAGAGGCGATGAGCAAACGAGCAAAGCGAGGGTCTTCGGAAAGAAAAAATTCTCTTTTGTCCCAGCGCTTAGGTTCTATATCAAAACGAAGCTTAACAATGGTGGAATGCTCTATGTCATTTTCTTTTTCCCATTGGATCATTTGCTCATAGCTGCGCTGCATGGAATAGAGCTGCATGCCAATGTGCTTCTTTGCGGCTTGTTTGTCCAATAGAAAGGCTCGTTCCGGCAGCACTAATTGAGCTTCCGCTTTTTCTTCATCCTCAAAGCAATAGTTCTTAAAAGGAAGCGCATCAATCATTTCTTGCTTGCCTTCCAAAGGCACCTTCACATAGGAGCCTTCAATGCGCTGCTTTCCTCGTTGCTCCACTTGACAATCCACCGTCCAAGAATGGAAAAAGCAGTTGACAATGGCGCCATCAGCCTCGAGCGCATCAATTAGTTCTCGCCATCGTCCTGCATGCTTCATAAAGCTACGCTTATGGCCAGAAAACAACAGGGCAATGTACATTGTGCGATTGTTAATTTTCTAGCTTTGTAGCCAATCCTACTCTCCCCCCATTGTTTCTTTTGATAGCGTGGAAGGATTAAGCTTTGGTGCCATGCTAGATGATCTGCCAATGCCTTTCATGGCCGGAGCGATTAAGCTTTGGCCCGTTCACAGTCGCCCTGGCTATCAATGGTTCATTGCTTACGGAGGTAAGCCGTATTATTTCCGTACAAAAAGCGAAGCGTTGCTTTTTGCTAGGGATCAGCAAAGTGGAAGTGATCCTGAAGGGCTTTGCGACTGAGCTACAGTAAGGAGTGTTCGTTCGGCCCGCGCAAAGCGGGCTTTGTTGTCTCATGAAGCTCAAAGAAAGCGCAAAGTGCGAAAAGATTGCTCGAACTGGACGAGTGGAGAGCTGGTTAAATGATCCTGAGGGGCGCTTGGCCGTGAGTTGCACGGTGTTCGTCGTGGAAGATTCAATGGAAGGGCCAGATGGCATTGAGCAATCGTGGCGCTTTGTTTCCCATGGCCTTCGTAATGGCGCTGGCGTGGCAGTGCATCTTTCCAACTTGCGTCCCAAAGGCCAAGAAAATGGCAAAGGGCTTGTTGCGAGTGGTCCACTCAGCTTTGGCAAAATCTATTCCACGCTCAATGAAATTCTGCGTCGTGGTGGCAAGTACAAAAATGGTGCTGTTGTTTTACATCTTGACTACGACCATCCCGATGCCATTGATTTAATCACTGCTCCGCGATCAGAATTTCCATGGGCAAAGCGCTGCATTGATGTGGATGAGCAATTTCTTGATAAATCTTCGCCTGAATTCATCAAAGCATTATGCCAGGGCATTTCCAGCGGAGATATTTGGCTCAATAAGATTCGCTATAACGAAAGAGGAGAACGCTTGCGTGGAAATGTCTGCCTCGAGATTTATCTTCCTCATCGTGGCACTTGTCTTCTACAGCATGTCAATCTCGGTGCTTGTGGCATCAATGATGTAGAGCAAGCTTTCAAGGATGGCATGAAGCAACTGTGTGAGCTTCATCCTTCCACTGGCGTGGGCGACACTGGCGAATACCTTTCGCCTTCCATTGACAAGCAAGTGGGGCTTGGCATTCTTGGTTTAGCTAATTTCCTTTCCATTCATGACATCTCCTACGAAGATTTTGGCAAAGCTTTGGAAGCTTATCTTGATGAGGATCCTCATCCTTGGTGCCATCATTGGACTGATCAACGTGCTGGCGACGCCGTAGCCGCCATCCAATTAGGCTTGCTTGGTGCTGCGGACATTGCCAGGGAGCATGGCATGGAACGTGCCTTTACCGTTGCCCCCACTGCTTCATGCTCTTATAGGTATTTGGACTCTAGAGGCTTTACGACTGCTCCTGAAATCGCTCCTCCCATTGACCAAATTATTGACCGTGATAGCGAGACGATGGGTGTGGAAAGATTTGAATACGGGCCAGTGGAGATTGCAGAGCAAGTGGGCTGGGAAGCATTTAAGAAAGTAGCCGATGGCATTGTTGAGCTGATGCGCCGCACTGGTCTTTTCCATGGCTATTCCATGAACTGGTGGTCTGATATGACCGTTTGTGATGAAGCTTTTCTTCGCGAATGGCTTGCCAGTCCTCAATCGTCTATTTACTATGCGCTGCAAGTGCAATCAGGCACACAAGCCAAGGACGATGTTGGAGTAGACTTGGGAGAGAGTCTGGCCGACTTCTTTAGCTTGGACGAGCCTGAGGCTTGTTCTTTGGAAGCTGGCTTCTGTAGCGCCTGCGCAGAGTGAGCCACGTTTAAGACAATGGGGCAGCATTAGCTGCCCTTGTTTGTCGTCCTTTGTTTTTACCATTGCTTCTTTTCACATGGCAGTTCTTGATTATTTTTCTGCAGTTGCCCGCAAGCGTCCTTGGCAAGCAGTGCCTGTCACTACAGGTGATTTTGTGGAAGGTTCTGAGGAAACGATTTTCCGCGCCCTTGCCATTCGTCACCTTGAACTGCCTGTGAAGGACATGCTTCTTGAGGGCCTCGAGCGAGAACTTCCCAATAGCCCCGGCCTTATTGAATCCATTCATAGCAATATGGCCGACGAAGAGCGTCATGACGAAGCTCTCAACTACGTTGCTGCTGCCCATGGCACAAATGAGCAATCGGAAAAAGAAGCTTTTCGGATTCGCCAAGCATGGATCGACCATCCAGCCCATCCAATTCTCAAGGTGGCAACAATTGAACGCAGTTTGTTTTTTACAATTTTGCCATTCTTTCGTTTCAATGGCGACAAAGGGTTGAGAACTGTTGCTAGTGACATTTCTCGCGATGAAATATGCCACTCGTTTTGCAATACCAAGATTGCGGAGGAGTCTGGGGAGGAATACAGCAGCAGTCTGAACAAGCTCAGAAAAATGACGGCGCTGTGGATTTACGATAAGCTTGATTCTTCGTCTAATAAATACTTGGACAAAGATTTTTGGCTTCGCCAAAGTGATAGCCTTTTTCTCAGCGGTAAAGCCCCAGAATTACAAGAAACTCGTGCCAGTACAGTGCCAGCGTTTTTTGAAACGAATGCGCTGAATTTACCGTCCTATGGTTGAGTGGGCTTTTCCGACTTGTCTGCTCTATAGTGGTCTGTGACAGAGGCCAAGCCCCTGTTTGAGCCGCTTGCGGCTGTTCACGCTTGGCCCATCTCTTGCTACGATTGTCAAGCAGCGCACGGACTGGAAATTTCTGGTCGCAGCGCTTGTAAACTAAGTCCTGCCTCGGCAGGCCAGGGGAGTTGATCGCCTCCTGCAGCCCCCCTAAGCCTCTTAACAATGCTCAAACCTGGGGGTCACTTGCGCTTAAGTGTTGGCACACGCTAGGCAGATAGCCTAGAGTCCTGGAGTTCGATTCCCAGAAGCGCCCTATGGCTCGTTTTCGCATTGTTAGGCGTTCATCCTTTGTGCAAGCAGGAGTGCCCATATACGATGTGGAAGAGCGATGCTGGCTCTGGTGGGAGCCCAGGGGGACATTTACCACCGTCGACGACGCAGAGCGTCGCGCTCATAGCCTGATAGAGGCAACTCCCATTTCAAGAATGGTGATCAAGGAGTACGACTGATGAGCGCCTTCGTCATTGGAGACAGCCACTGGGGACACGCCAAAAGCTTGTCTTTTGCGCAGCCCAATGGTTCCCCATTGCGTCCTTTTTCTTCGTGCGAAGAGATGGATGAGACAATGGTGGAGCGGTGGAATGCAGTGGTCAAGGATAAAGACACTGTTTACCATCTTGGCGACGTAGCGATTCCGCGTAGTGGGCTAAAAAACTTAGCCAGATGCAATGGGAGAAAGATTCTCATTCGCGGCAATCACGACACGTTCAAGCTCAAAGACTACGCCGAGTATTTTGAAGACATTCGCGGGGCCATGTTTCACCATGCAGGTAAGGCATTGCCAGGTGGTCTTATTTTCACGCACATTCCAGTGCATCCCGACAATCTTCGTGGGCACTATCTAGGTAATGTTCACGGACACCTTCACTGCCATCTAGTGATAAAAGATGGGCAAGTTGATCAACGATTTTTCAATGCCTGCGTTGAGAGGAACGATTTCACTCCTGTAGCATTGGATTTGATCGTCGATCACTTCCGCACCAATGTCCGAGGAGCGGCGAACTTTTAACACGCCGTTGCGTGAGCCTCTCAATCCCATCATCCATCGTCTCCTTCAAGCCATTGATTGGCACAATTCCCGCTATTTCGAGGATCACGATCCTTGGCACTTGGAAAAAGCGGAAAGCTTGCGAAGCTATGTGAGAGACCTAAAAAACTGGGTGAAGAAAAAAGAAGAAGGGTGAGGCAGAGTTTTCCCGCATTAGGGAATCAATGGGTGCGGCCCACGCTCTGCCTTGTTGTGAGTGCTTCAACTCACTCACGGAATCCCCAAAGCCAACAGTGACGAGGATGTTGGAGCGGGGAGAGACTGAGCCCTCCCCTGGTATGAATACCACTAGGCGCCTAGTGGGCTCCTGCAGGAAGCTTGAAAAGCTTAGCAGACTTCCGTCCAATACACGGCGGCTCCCTCTAGGAACAATCGCTTATTGACATGACGGGCCTCGTGGAATGGCACTTCCCATATTTCCCGCTGTCCATTACGAGAAAAAAATAGGCGCACCATTAGCCTTGAGCTTCGGTGAGTTCGATGTATTCGGCTCGCCATTGATGGAATGCTGCCCTTGCAAGGCGCACTTCCTCGCTATTGGGGCCATATAGCCTTCCGCTGGCTTCAACGGCCCTGGCGGCTTCCACAGCAAGCTCCCAGGCTTCTTCGGCAGCAGGGTGAAGGGCCATGGAAGGCAGGCATGGTTTCTTTAGTCTATCCCTGCAAATTCTGCATTGTTTTTACCACTTTTTCTGCATTGCGCAGTTTCGGCAACAACGTGGGCTTGTAGGCATGTTCAGCCGCCAAGAGCTGCAGCGCTGTTTGCCTGTCCGCCTCAAGAAGAGCAAGAATAAAGGTTAGTTCTTTGTCCGTAAGTTCAACGCCAATCATTTTACAAAAATGCTGAAAAGTCTGATTGGTGAAAATTCTAAGCGCTATCTAGTAAGGCTCCTTATCCAATCAATGTTGTCATCTTTTGACGCATCTAATACTGCTGCCGCAAGAGCAAAGCAATAGTCATCCACGCCTGAGTCTTTGCCGCCAGTTACTGCCCATTGGCCGCTTGCTCGATACAACACGCTCAAATTTTTAAGCTGCCAGATGAGCTTTTTGTGCGGATACAGTTCAATTAGTCCAGCATTGAACAGTTCGCGCAGCTTGCTGAAGGCTTTCATCTTGGTGCTGACTGACCATGAAAGTTCAGTAATGGGAAAATCTTTGGAGAGGTCTTGAATGATGGCAGAGCTATTGAACTGGTCAAGCGTGATGCTCTGGAATTCATAAAGGCGATGGTGCTCCTTAATCCATTCTTCCACTTTTGCAATGCTCACTTCCTTTTTGCCACCAATCTCAAAATCAGCGTCGAAAGTATGGAGCTTGTCCACGACAAGGCGTTCGCCTTCGTAGTGAATAATGCAAGCAATGTATTCGTCTCGGCCTACGCCACCACGAGCAGGGTCAAGAGAAAGGAAATAGGTGCCAGCGAGTTCACGCTTAGGGGGCAGCACTGATCTGTCTTTGTTCACCGCCACATCTACCACTTCAGGAGCCAGCAGCACAGAGTTGCTACGCCTGAACTGGGCGCCATATTCCACCCAAAAGCTTTCTTCGTCTTTCTTGAGAGCGTTTTGCAGGAAGGGGCAATCAAAAGGCAGATTAGGGTTGATGTCCCATGTGGGAATCTGCAATGCTTGCATGCCAGGGTATTCACCACTTTCTGCTTGCTTGAAATGCTCGTAGAACAAGCCACTGGTTAGCCATGGAGACGACAGTTCAATAATCTTGCCGTGCTTGCCGAACTGAGCAATAGAGGGGGACAGTGCTGTGTACATGGCTTCTGCGCCACGGTTTGCATCGCCGTCAATACTGAAAGCAAGTTCGTCCATGACCACAGCCACGACAGCTTTCCCTCGAGATGCTCGAGCTGAGGCGGGAATAGCTTGGAATACACAGCCATTGCTCAGTTCAATCTCCAAGGATGTTTCCCTTGTGATTTCTTGCTCTAGCGGGCTGTTGATAATGAGCTGACGAATGTTGTCAAGAGCAATCTTGGATTGGCCCAAATCGTTAGCAACCGTCACCACATACCACTTCTCTCCTTTGCGAACCCTCCGGCGGAAGTGCTCATCTTGACAAAAGGCCATGTAGGCAGCAGCCACTGAGGCCATGAAGGTCTTGCCACTCCTTCTTCCCATTGACCAAATGGCATGGTTGACATTCTCTTCAAACAGATTGTTGAGAATTCTTTGCTGCCTTGGCCACAGGGGCGTCTTGAGGACTAGCTCTGCAAACTCACTACACTTCAGCACGATATTTAGCCACGGCCAGTTCTTCCATGTTATGCAACAATTCCTTTGGAAAGAAATACGCTGGTCTGTTACGAGCCGGATCTGCCCAATACTGTTCGTCCATCGCTTCCTTTCCCCAGCACCATCCGTGGATGAGAGTGCGATGGTTTTCGATGGTCACCAAGACAAATTTCTTATGCGGATCTTCATTGCGTTGCACGATAAGGTCGTAAGAATGTTTCGACCGGGTTTTGACGTCCATGCCGGGCAGGTCATCTGAGCCCCGCTTGGCTTCGCTTTCTTTATAGAGCAAATGCTTGAGCCCTAAGTAGGAACCCACGGCCATTTCCCCCGCTGCACCAAGCAAGTGGATTTCCAAGGCTTTATCGCCACGAGCGGCGCCACGATTGCGACCACGAAGCCCTTTTGCTTCATTCACGGACTGCCTCCGCTTTCCTTCCTCCATTGCCTGCTTTCGTTCCTCTTCGGAAAAGACAAATTCAATGGGAGTGGGCATAGTAAGACGCACGTCATGGCCATCATACACATCTTTAGAATGGAAGCAAGCCCATAATGTGAACAATGTCGGAAGAAGCAGTGGATCTTGGCCATGCGAATGAAGCTGGTCTGCGAGCGGACGGCCTTGCCAATGCGCTCACGGGCATGGGCATCAAAGGCCGTGACAAAAGCCTGCAGACCACTGCCCAGCCCATCGTCTTCCTGGCTCAAGAAGAGCTAGAGGCGCTGTACGGCGAATGGCTTCCACGCCGCATCGTAGACATTTATGCCGAGCAGGCCACCCGCAAAGGCTTCAAGGTGCTGTTTGGCGGCGAGGGTGCCGCTGCCGAGGAGGTGGTGGGCATTGAACAAACTATCGAGGATCTGC